TAAGAAGGAGAGGATATAGAGGTTATTCTATGAATAGGCCTGACAAGGTTTGGAACAAACTATCAGTTGCAGAGAAAGAGGTAGGTGGAATACCTAACTCAAGTGAAGATATAAAACAGGCTCACGCAGCTGCTATTGAGATGTATATACAAAGTCATGTTGGGCATTTAGGAGACGGAAACTACGGTGACACATATTTCAATAGAACTTTAAACGATTGGAGTAGATTTGATATAAATAAAAGAACTAAATTTGATGCTTCTATAAGTTCTGGATTAGCGATAATGGCTTGCAATAGACATTTGTACGCGCCAAATGCAAATATAGAAAAAGCAAAATTAAACATAAATATCGCTAAGTATTCAAATACAGGCGGTATGTCTAAATTAATTAAAAAATAATATGAGAGGTAATCATAATTTTCCAAGTCAAGTAGTTAGCGATTCCGAGAAATCATCCCATGATTACGGATTGGAAGTAGCGCAAGCTATAGAGGCTGAATGGTTTGACAACGGAAATAATAGATATTCTAACCAAGTTAATAATTTCCACAAACTAAGATTGTACGCTAGAGGCGAACAACCTATCCAAAAATATAAAGATGAGTTGTCAACTAATGGTGATTTGTCTTATCTTAATTTAGATTGGACACCAATACCAATTATACCTAAATTTGTAGATATAGTTGTAAACGGTATATCAGAAAGACAGTACTCTATAAAAGCTTATTCACAAGATCCTTTCGGTGTTGAGAAAAGAACAGCGTATATGGAAGGTATATTAAGAGATATGAAAGCACAAGAGTTTGACACAATGGCAAAGAACTTGATGAATGTAGATTTAAAGGAAAACAAAGAAGAAGATATCCCAGAGACACAAGAAGAACTTGATTTACACATGTCGTTAAATTACAAACAGGCTATAGAAATAGCGGAGGAACAAGCTATAAACGTTCTACTTGATGGTAATAAATACGATTTAACAAGAAGAAGACTTATATATGATTTAACTGTATTAGGTATAGGAGCTGTTAAAACAGGATTTAATACTTCTGAGGGAGTTGTTATAGATTATGTTGATCCAGCGAGTTTAGTATATTCACATACAGACTCACCTTATTTTGAGGATATTTATTATGTTGGTGAAGTTAAATCGATACCAGTTAACGAATTAATAAAACAATTCCCAGACCTCACGGATTCAGAATTAGAAGATATGATGAAAAGTAATTATAAATATAATTATAGATATGGTAATCGTGGAAGAAACCAAGACGAGGATAAAAACAAAATAGAAGTTCTTTATTTTAATTATAAAACTTTTGTTAATGAAGTTTATAAAGTAAAAGAAACGTCAACAGGATTACAAAAGTTAATTGAGAAAGACGATAGTTTTAATCCTCCAGTTGGAGAAGAATTAGCTTTTCAAAAAATAGGGAGGAAGATAGAATGTTTATATGAAGGAGCTTTAATTTTAGGTACTAAGAAATTACTTAAATGGGAGAAGGCTAAAAACATGATGCGTCCTAAAAGTGATTTTACTAAAGTAACAATGAATTACTCTATAACAGCTCCTAGAATATACGAAGGACGTGTTGAATCTTTAGTCGGAAGAATAACTGGTTTTGCAGACATGATTCAGTTAACGCATTTAAAACTACAACAAGTAATGTCTAGAATGATTCCAGATGGAATATATTTAGACGCTGACGGATTAGCGGAAATTGATTTAGGTAATGGAACTAACTATAATCCACAAGAAGCGTTGAATATGTTTTTCCAAACTGGTTCTATTATAGGTAGATCTATGACTGGAGATGGTGGTCAAAACGCTGGCAAGATACCTATACAAGAAATACAATCAGGAGGTGGCGCTAAAATGCAAAGTTTAATTAGTACTTATAATTATTATTTACAGATGATTAGAGATACTACTGGGTTAAACGAAGCTAGAGACGCCGCAACCCCAGATCCAAAAGCTTTAGTGGGCGTACAAAAACTAGCAGCAGCAAATTCAAACACAGCAACTAGACATATATTACAAGGTGGAGCTTTTGTAACACAAGAAATATGTGAACAACTATGTTTAAGAATATCAGATATTTTAGAATACTCTCCTACGGCAAACGCATTTGTACAAGCTATAGGATCGCACAACGTAGCTACGCTTCAAGAGATGAAAAACTTACACTTGTATGATTTTGGTATATTTTTAGAATTAGCTCCAGACGAAGAAGAAAAACAATTACTAGAAAACAATATACAAACTGCATTGTCTCAACAAACTATAGATTTAGAAGATGTCATTGATTTAAGAGAAATAAAAAATATAAAACTTGCAAACCAACTTCTAAAAATAAGAAGAAAAAAGAAGATGCAAAAAGACCAGCAAATGCAACAAGAAAATATGAAGGCTCAAGGCGAAGCTAACGCGCAGCAAACACAAGCTGCTGCTCAGGCTGAAATGGAAAAAGCGGCGGCTGCTGTCCAAAACGAAATTCAAATAGAAACACAAAAAGGAGAAATCAAAAAAGGTACATTACACGCGGAGGCAGAGGTTAAAAAAGCTTTAATGGATCATGAGTTCGAATTAAATATGAAGATGAAACAGATGGAACTCACAATGATTCAAGATAGAGAAGCACGAAAAGATTTACAAAAAGACAATAGAGAAACAAAATCTCAAGACTCTAAAAATATTCAAGAGAAACAAATGGAAGATAAAAAACTAATGAGTGAAATAACTAAAAAAGGTTTTGAATCTTCTGGAAACGATGTTATAGGTGGAGGCATGAGACTAGGAGCCTTTGATCCTAAATAAAAACAGAAACAAATTATTAACTATTATTATATTATATTATGGCAAAAAAAGAAGAACCAAAAGTAGACGAAACAGTTGAGAAATTAAAGGTTAAAAAACCTAAAACGAAAAAGTTCCAAGAACCAAAAGATGGTATTGTGAAACTAGATCTTAAACAACTAGCTGAAAAAGCTGAAGAAATAACTAAGGTTGACACATCAAAACCAGTCGAAGAAATTAAGGTCCCAGGAGAAAAAGAAGATACACCTGTATTACAAGAAATAACAGATGAAGTTAAAACTGAAGAAGTAGCACAAGTTGTAGAGAAGGAAATTATCCAATCGATGGAAACTGGTAAAGATCTTCCAGAAAACGTTCAAAAACTAATGAACTTCATGGAAGATACCGGTGGAGATTTGAAAGACTACGTTAATTTAAACAAAGATTATTCTGAAATGGATAACCAAAGTTTATTAAAGGAATATTACAAAACAACAAAACCTCATCTACTAGCAGATGAAATAGATTTTCTAATGGAAGATCAATTTTCGTTTGATGAAGAAGTAGATGAAGAAAGAGATATTAAAAGAAAAAAATTAGCGCTTAAAGAGCAAGTTGCCAGTGCTAAAACTCAACTGGAAGAGCACAAATCCAAATACTATGAAGATATCAAAGCCGGGTCAAAGTTGACCCAAGAACAACAAAGAGCTATTGATTTCTTTAATAGACACAGCAAAGAGTCTGATAATACTAAAAAAGTTCATCAGAAAGCAAAGGATAGATTTTTAAATAAAACTAACGAAGTTTTCAATAACGAATTCAAAGGTTTTGAATACAAAGTAGGAGACAAGAAATATAGGTTTAACGTTAAAGATCCAAACCAAGTAAAAGAAAGCCAAAGTAATATTAATAACTTTATCAAAAAGTTTTTGAATAAAGATAATGCTATGGAAGACGCTGCTGGTTATCATAAATCTTTGTTTACTGCTCAGAATCCTGATGCTATTGCGAATCATTTTTACGAACAAGGAAAGGCCGATGCTTTAAAAGATAGTATGGCTAATTCTAAAAATATCGATATGAGTCCTAGAGAATCTCATGGAACTCCAATTGATAATAGTGGAATGAAGTTTAAAGTATTAGGGGAAAATAGTGGATCAAATTCTACGTTTAAAATTAAAAGTAAAAAATAACAATTTAAAAATTAAAAATTATGGCAATTACTGCAGGTAGTTTATTAAATAGTGTAGCTGCTTCACAGCAACAAACACTATCTTCAAACTACATCGATTTTACGTCCACTGACACACAGGGTTGGGCGCAACAATATTTACCAGATCTAATGGAGAAAGAAGCAGAGGTATTTGGTCCTAGGACTATATCTGGATTTCTTTCACAAGTTGGAGCTGAA